ATGACCGCCTCGTTACAGCCGGAGAGCGAGACGTTGAGCCCGACCGCGGAAAGGTCGCTCGTCTCCTTCGCCTGGCTGATGCCCATCAGCGTCCCGGCGCCGAGCCATGTCTGGCCGTTCCAATCAAGCTCGCCGGCGCCGGTCCAGAGATAGAGCGTCGAAGTGAGGAAGCGGCCCTCGAACATGAAGATGAGGCCGAGGTCGAGGTCGGCGAACTGCGTCCCGCGGTAGACCGGCTCGACGCACCCGCCATCGGTCGGCGGCGGCGGCGGCGTCCAGACCGGCCCGTATTCGACCTCGACCCACAGGTCGTAGGTGGTCATCGGCTCGGTGCTGGTGCCGGCATGGCGGAAAAGACCGACCTCGGACGCGTTGAAATCGGCGAGCGACGGTGCGCTCGGCCAGAAATAATAACCGAACGCCATCACGCCCTGCGCGGCACCCCACGCCATGTCTTGCGTGACATCGGCGCCGCCGATGCGGTGCAATTCAGAGACGGTCGGCGGGTTTACCGGTAGCAGCGTTCCCCACAAACCATAGAAGCACGTCCGAACGCCTTTGATGTCATCGGGGATGCTGATTGGGTTGTGCCGGATGGTCTGTCTTTGGTCGAGGTTCGCGTTCGATTGGGCGTAGGTGGCGCCGGAATTCGGATAGCCGATCGAGGGCAGGTCGTTCCAGACCTGATCTATGCGCGGCTGCGCACCGCCCACGAGCGGTCCCTTGGTCCAGTCGTTATAACCGGGCGTCGAGCTATTGCCGCCGACCCGGATGATCTTGCCGTCGCCGAGATAGTCGGTCGCGCCGGGGCCGCCGCTGGTGGAAGCCCCAAGGAGGTGCACGTCGTCAAAGTCATAGATAATCGCCGAGGCGACGGTGCCATTGCTGGGGATGCCGAGGATCAGCCCGCCGCTCTGGATGTTGGTGCCGGTAATCGGGATGATGATCTCGTCGCCGCCGGGGTTGGAGCCGTCCGGATAGAAGCGAAGCTTGAAGGCGCCCGTGGCCGGCGCGAACGCCTCGATGATGTACCATTGGTTCGGGGTGAGCGCGTTGGTGCCGGACCTTGGAGGTGGGTTGAAGCTGTCGGCGAGGTTCTTCGCGGACAAGACCCCGGCGCTCGAAATGAAGACCATCCAGCCGAAGCCGCCGGGGAAGAAAAAGAGGCACTCGCTGCCCGAGGCCGGCAATTGCTTGGCGCGAAACGCAAGCCGCACAGCGCACGGATTGAGGAAGGCGAACGAGGTTGGGAGGCCGCTATGCACCGGTCCGATATCGGACGAGCCGCCCGCGACCGCACTCACCCGGCAGCAGTAATTGCCGGAGCGCGGCGTGTCGGTCACGAAGGCAAGGTTCCCAAGACCGTGCATGTCGCTCTGATCGCCGCTTTCAAAGCCGGTCCAGAATTCGACGGTCATTTAGAACGCCTCGAAAGCGGAGAAGGCGAGGCCGTTCTCCATCTGCGCCTCGTCCCACTGCCACGCCGCGGCATTGTTGGCGTTCAAGCGGAAGATGCCTTTGGCGCCGACGACCGTCACGAGGTTGCCGTGATATGCCTTGTCCCGCAGCGTCGGCCAGAACTCGATTGTGGTCAGGCCGGTGCCGTCCGCCACGCCCGCGACTTGGCACCGGTAAAGGCCGCCGACATCGGCGATGGTGAACCAGTCGCCGAATTCCAGCGTCGGCGCGGCGGCGGTCCAGCCCGCCATCATGAAGGAATCGCCGAACCAGTAGTTGCCGGCGCCGGACGGGTGATAGACACTCGGGCCCGTCACCACGTTCGCGACATGGGTCGCGTTCGGATGAACCGGGTCCGTGAGGTTGAAGGTGCCCATCATCCCGTTCAAGCTCTGGAGCGCCGCGGTCCAGACCCGCGCGTTGTAGTTCTTCATTGGCGGCAGCACGACATCGGCTTCCCACCACCCTGGGCCGAAAGTATAGGTCTGCTGCTCACCGCTGAATTCGCTCCGGGTGACCGAATTGACCGCGACCGGGCGATAGCGGATCGACTTGGCGGCCGGGCTGCTCGGGAGGTCGATGGGAAAGCTCGGCACGGCTTACCTCCGGAAGCTGGCGGCGAAGGCGCCACCACGCTTGCGCTGCGATTGCACGGCGCCGACCGCGCGCTGCTCGATGCTGTAGTTGAGCGCCCGCAGCCCGGCCTCGATGCGCGCCACGGCGGCCACATCGGCGCCGCGGGCGTCGATATAAGCGGTGGGCCCGTTGCCCGGGCCGCCGCCGAAGATGCCGCGCGTCCGATCGGCCGAAAGCACATTGCCCGGTGTATCGGCATAGACGAGCTCGGGACCGGCCTCGCCGACGATCGCCCAATCGCCGGTCTTCATCTGACCGCCGGTCGCCAGCCGGCCGAGGCCCGTCCCCATCGACGCGCCCGGCACGACGCTACCGACGCCGCCGCCTACCGCGCCGCCGATGATGCCGCTGAGGAAGTTCGACAAGATCGGCTCCAGAAGCTTCTTGGCAAGGTCGTCTAGGATGTTCATCACATCCTGCAACGCCGCCTTCATGAAGTTCCGCCAGCGGTCGGCCGCAGAGCCGGAATCCATCATCGCCTTCGCGAGGTTGTCGAATAGGTCGGTGCCGAACTTGGTGATCGCGTCCCCGACCGTCTTTTGGTCCTCGATCAGTTTTTTCTGGGCAGGATCGGAATCGCGGATCTGCTTCTGCACCTCGGCGATCGCTTGCGCGTATTGCTGCTGCGTGATAGCGCCGTCGTGCAGATATTGCTCAAGCTTCTCGATTTCCTCGATGTATTTGTCCGTCTTGGGCGCCAGTTCATCGAGTAGCGCGTTCGCCTTGTTCTGCTCCTCGTTGAACTTTCGCTGCGCCTCCTTGGCATCGTCCAACGCCTTCTTCTCGGATTCGTACTGGTGGACGAGGGCGGCGATTTCCTTGCCGGCCGCGCTGGCGGCGGTGACGTTCGCGGAACGGAGCGAAGAGTTGAGCTTGATCGCCTCGTCATCGCCGTGGAGGGCCTCGATCTCCGCTTTGAGGGCGTCCTCAACGTCTTTGATGCGCTTGGCTTCCTCGGCCGCCTTGTCCACACCGCCGGTTACCTTCGGCGGCGGCAGCTTTTTCGTCGAGGCCGGCCGGAGCCCGCGCGCTCCCGCCTCGCCGGTCACGTCCTCGAAATGCCCCTCAAGCTCGGTGATCTGCTGCTCAAGCTCTTTGATGTGCTGCTTGGTCCTCTCGATCGCCGAATCCCACATCCCGAACCAGTTGGACGCCTGACTGGATTTCAGGGAATTCTCGGCGGCCGCCAGTTCGGTCCGGAGCCCGACCAGCTTGAGATTGATCTCGTTGGACGGCGCGCTGATCCGCGCCAGCCAACCGATGAAGTCGCGAATGGCCGGGATCGACTGGAGGACGATGTGGTCAGTGAGCTTTTCCCACTCCAGCTTCAGACCTTCGATTTCGGCCGACGCCTTCTGCGCCGCCTTTACGTCCTCCTCGCTGAGAACCAGGCCGAGGCTTCTTGCCTTCCCCTCCAGATCGGTGATCGCGCTGCCGCCCTGGCTCAGGAACTCGTCCATCTCCTGGCCGGATCGCCCGAACAGTTCAATCTCGGCTCGGGCCCGCGCCGCCGCCGTGGGCAGCCGGGAGATCGCGTCGGCAACGTCGATCAGGACATCGTGGGTATTGCGGGCCTTGCCGCTCGCGTCGAGGAAGGAGACGCCGAGGTCAACAAACGCCTTCTGCTGGGTTCGGGCGCCGCCGGCCGCGTCGCCGATGGTGCGCGTGAGGCGTTCGAGCCCGGTGTTGAGGGTCGCTTGCGATGTGCTTGACTGCGTGGCCGCATATTGCAGGCCTTGCAGTTGGGTGGTCGTAACCCCCACCTCGTCGGCGACCTTGCCCAGGCTATCGACCGAGGCCAGGGTCTGCTCAACGAACTCGGCGAATTGCTTGCCGGCCTCGACAATGGCGCCGATACCGAGCGCCGCGCCGACGCCCTCGATGCCTTTCGACAGCATCTCGAACGCGCTGTTGACGCCTTCGAGCGACGACTTCATTTCGCGCGTGTGCGCCGCAAGCTGAGACTTCAGTTGCGTCATCTGGTCGTTGAGCTTGGCGAACTCGGCGGTTATTTCGATGTAGATGTCGCCGGCTTTCGTTGCCATTTATTCAATCCCCGCTTTGCGTTTGAAGAAGGCGGCCATCCGCTCCGAGAGTGCGAGCCGCTCCGCATCGCTCAATTCAGTCGCGGGCGGCGGCGGTTCGGGTGGTTTGCGGAAGTAGGGCACGAGATCGGTCACCTCGAGAGCGGCTTCGCGCGATGCCTGGGCCCGCATCGCCATCGCCAGTTGCAGAACGATTCGTCCTTCCCCGAAGGGCTCAAGTTGGTCGAAGGCCTGCCACTCGATCAGCTCGGGGGCCGTCAGCCGCGCCGTCAGTTCTTGCACCGTGCATCCCAGGTGGCCCGCGAGGCGGAAGTAGAAGCGCCGCCGGGGATGCGTCAGGAGTTTTTTCGCGCCTCCTCCACGGCCTCGGCTTCCGAGTCCGCTGCGAGCGAATTCATCCGCAACGCTTCGTCGTAAAGCTGGGCGATCGCCCGCGGGCACTTACTGCCGACCAGATCCGCTTCGTCGTCCCGGAACATGCGGGTGCCCCACTCGTCCGAGATGCAGAAGACCAGGAGCCGGGCCTTGAAGTTGTCGAGGTCCGGCTCAAGGCTGGTCGGCGTCTTGCGCGACAGCAGAATGTAGCGGTCGCGCTCGGCCGCGCTCATCGTCCGCAACCACACCACGGCACCTTCCCAGGCGTCGATCGTGACCTGCTTGAGCGGCAGATCGCGAACCGCCAGGATTTCCTCTCGTGTCCACGCCATGGCTCAAGCCGCCATCGGCAGTTCCGCGGTGGCGCCGGCCTTCGCCTGTTCCGCGGCGGCAGCCTTCGCTGCAACGGCGGCGTCGTACTTCGCCTTCTCGTCCGCAGTCATCATCAGAGTGCCCCAGGTCCACTCGACCGCCCCGGTGATTTCGAGGGTGATCGCCAACTCGACCTTGCTGTCGGCTTTGGCGCTGATCTTGTATTCCAGGCAATAGGCCGTGAAAGTCGCGATCGAGCCATCGACGAAGGTCACCTTGAGCGTTTGGATCGTCTGCGCTGCGCGGGCCGCCTGCATCGCCTGCTGCCCGGTGTCCTTGCCGGCGAAATTGCACGTCAGGCTGAACGAGCCCTCGTCCGGCAGCCCCGGCAGCTTTTCCTTGGCGACCGATTGCAGGTTGGTGGTGTCGATGATCGTCGCCTTGCCGCCCGGGCCGTCGAAGGAGATGATTTCGCCGATCGCCGCATAGGTGCTCGGGCCGGTTTCCAGATATTCGATGATCGTGCCTTGTGTGCGGATAGCATTGCTCGCCATATCAATCCTCCATCAGTGGTCTTCTTCGAACCAGAAGCGAAAGTCGAACGAGACGCGGCGAGTGTGGTCCTGCTGCTCGTAGTAGTCCCGTTCGGAGTCGATGGTCGTTTGCTGCACCCGCAGCGGCCCGAGGTAGCCGCGGAAGGCGTTCATCGTCTGGCGCACCGCCTGGGCGAGCAGCTTGGCGCCGGCATAGTTGCCGTTGTACTCCGGCGCATCGACCCAGCAGTCGATCTGGATCATGGGGCCGGCGAGCATCGCATAGCCGTAAATGTCGTATTCGCGCTGCGCCGAAATCCGCTGGAAGGTGACGTAGGGCGCTCGCGTGTTCTGCGGCGCGGGCGCCGGGAAGACCCCGTTGCTGCCAACGATCGCCACGATATCGGGCGCGGCCAGAAGGAAGGCCCGGAGTTGGTATTCAAGGTCGAGGGTGATATCGACGGTCATTTCGAGTTCCGCACCGCCTCATCGATGCCTTCCTTCAAGGTCCGCGCGAAGGCATCGACCGCCGCTTGTCCTTTCGCGTCGATCGCCGGCCGCATGAACGGGCGCGCCGCGGCATGGCGGCTGCCCGTCTCCAGCAAGCGGCCGTACCACGCGAGCTTCGACGGCCCGACCTCATAGGTGATCTTGTTGCCGGCAACGCCGCTCACGCGGCGGCGCCGGACGATGTGGTGCTTGAGGGTGCCGGGGAAGCGGATGCCGGCCTTCCGGTTGGTGATGAGATGGCCGGCCTTGTGCCCGGGGAGCACTTGCCGGATGGGCGCCCGGGCCGTCACCTCGTTTTGGATGACGACCGCGGCATCGCTCGCCGCATGGACGCCGATATGGCGCTGCACCTCGGCGGGAAATTTCGTGAGGGTCTTCTGCAGCTCGGCCAGACCCTTGACCTCGACGCGGACGCTCATGGCTGGCGCTCGCGGGTCAGGAGTTGAATCCCCTCGCGATGCCCAATCTCGAACTGTGATTGGATGTCGTAGAGCCGCCCCTCGTAGACGACGACCCACGTCGCCTGAATGTCCTGCCGGTAGGGCAGCCGCATCACGGCGTCGATCGCCGACTCCGTTTGCCGGCTCGCCGTATACTCGCGCGAGGTGGCGCCGCGGATATCGGCCCACACATCGGCGACCCAGCTATAGGTGGTCAACGGCTGCCCATAGCCGTCCTCGCCGGGCGTCGGCTGCATGAGCGTCACCCGCCGGTTGCGCTGTCCGGGACCGACCATCGCCCTCATGCGAGCACCGGGGTCCGGTAGTTATCGAGCAGCGCCAGGGCGCCGACATCGGGCATAGCCGAAAGCGTGTAACCCATGCCGCTCTCGCGGTTCATCCACCACGTGCCGACTATGAGGAGGATTGCCTGCTTGATGGTCTCGGGGATCAACGCGGTATCGGCCACGCCGCAGGTGAATTCGATGACGACCGAATCGGGATAGCGCAGCGAAGCCGGAAACACCGGCTTGCCGTAGACGAGGCCGGCGAGGATATCGTCCGGCACGACGCCATAGGTGCCGGGATCGACAAGGGTGCCGTCGATCGTAATGCTCTGGACGCTGACGAGCGGCGCCTTCGGTAGAAAGAAAACCTGGCGCCCGTGGAGGGCGTAATAGCCGCCCGGCATGGTCAGCGGGTCATAGGCGAAGTTCCCGCCGCGGATGCCCGAGGTATAGAGCCGCCACTGTTGCGGACTGAGCGCCATGTCGATGTAGCGTTCGACCTCGAAAGTCGCGGCGCGGATGAGACGCTCGACAAGGTTCTGCTGCGCGGCGGCTTCCGGCGTGGCCGGATCGCCGAGGCGCAGATGGTCGCAGGCGTCGGCGAACGGTACCGGGAGGAACGTCAAGTCGCGGTCGAGCGGCTGGACCCGGAACGCTTCCTCGACCGGCCACATATAACGGATGGTCTGCGCCGTCCATGCGTTCCAACCGGTCCATGCCTGGGCGGGGATCATGCGGGGATCCTCTTGGCCGACTGCGCGACGAGGAGCCAGTCGGGCCCGGGCGGGCAAGCACCGGTCGCATCGCGCACCGCGCGCCACGTCGAGCCGTTATGCGTCACCTCGTCGCCCTGCTGGTAAGGCGTGGTTGCGTCCCACTTGCCGCGATGGATGGCGAGCGGCAGCCGGATTTCCAGATTGATCGTGTCGCCGGACGCGAACCGCTGGCGGATCGTCAGGAGCCGCGGGTCTTCCTCGGTCATGATCCCCGAGAGGTCATTGATGCCGTTCGCCAGGAGGCGCCAGACCCCGGTGGTGCCGGGCTCGTCGCCGGTATTGTCCAGGGCTTGCCACAGGCCCGCGCTATGGGTGACGAGCGACCCGGCTAGGTAGATGATGCCCGCCTTGAAACTATGCGCCAGCGGCAAGCGGGCGGGCACAGCGAGGGCCTCTGTGAGAGCTTCCTCGACAATCTTGCGGATGAGGCCCGGCAACGCCTTCTCGAACTTCGCCCGGCGCTCGGCTTGCTCCCGGCGGATGCGGAGCAGCATAGGCTCGATAGCGTCGAGGACTTCCTTGGCGAGGCCGGTCGCGAATTCGCTCATTGCATCGTCCCCGTCCAGTTCTCCAGGCGCCGGATGACTTCCGCCTGGAGGGCCGCGGCCATTTCGCCCGGCGCCGCCGCCGCGGGCTTGGGGCCGCCGATCGACCCGGCCGCGAGCGGCTTCAAGAGAGTGATGGGCACCATCTGTTGCTGCATGAACACATCCTCGCCGCCCGGGACCGGGTTGAAGCCGAAGGCACCTTCGCGGCCCTCGTTCGGCGAAGCGAGGCCGCCCTGGACCGCCTTTGCCCAGCCTTGCACCCGCATGTCGAAGTCGGTGCGGAACAGCGCGTTGAGATCGAAGGCGAGATATTCCTGGGTCCGGTCTAGCTCGAAAAAGGCGTTGATGAGGTTCTCCAGCGCCGAGAAGTGCGCGCCCAGGCACGAGGCGTGGTAGATGCCGGTCAGGCTGTCGGCCGACTTCGCCATCATGCGGGTCATGTCGCCGATCATGAACGCGGGGATCTGAAAGACGCGGGCAATGTCCTCGATCGTCCACCGTAGCTGCTCGATGAGCTGCGCGTCGGTCGCGGTCATCGTCAGTTGCTTGTATTCGAGGCCCTGCTCGAGGACGGCGGTGCGGCCGGCCTGCCCGGGCCCAGCATAGCTGTCGGTCCACCGCTTCTTGATGTCCTCGGCGCGCTGGCGGTCGAGCTTGCCGGCGGTCGTCAAGTATCCGGACGGCCGCGCCATGTTTCCGAAGAAGGTGGAGGTGTGACCCTGAATGCCCTGGCCGCCGGCCACGGTCGCGCCGGCCGCGATCAACGGCGAGACGCCCATGAGGGGGTGCTGCAACGTTTCCATGCGGTGGTGCATCATGAAGCGCGCCGGGACCATCTGGTCGATCGACAATTCCGGCACCAGCGGGTCGCGCGCCACCCGATAAAAAACCTCGCCCTCAACGACGTATGGCCAGACGCGATCGGGCGAAAGGCAATACATCTTGCTGACCTGATTCCGGTTGTTCAGGTTGCAGAAGACGTAGGCGTTGCCGCGGTATAGCTGGCTGGTGACGATCGCCTTCATCAGATGGAAATACGTCTGATGCGGATTCGGCCTGTTCCAGACATCGGCGACCGCGCTGCGGCCGATGAGGCGCCGGGTGCCCTCGCCGGTCACCTTCCAATGCAGCAGCGGGATCTTCGCGATATCGGACGAGATGCGGTCGATGGCCGCGAAGACCGCGCTATAGGTGATTTCGGCCGAGCCGCCGGGCCCGATGCCCTGCTGGTAATAGGTCGCCGGCATGGTGACGCGATAGGCATCGCCGCCGAACTGGCGCCGCACGAAGCCCGGCAGGACCGAGGTGACGGCGCGGCCGATGGTGGCTAGGACGCCCACGGCTCACCGCCGCTTGTAACCGCGCCCGGCCGGCTCGGCTTGCATATCGGCCGTGTGCCTGACCGGGAAGTCGAGGAAGCGTCCCCAACCTCCCTTCGCCCGCATCTCCAATTCTTTGATCTCGCCTGGGTCGGCATCGTCGGCAAGCTCGATGATGTCATCCTGCTTGTGTAGATGCCCGCGGAACTCCAGCGGGACTTGAACCTCAAATCGCATTTAGCTGCTCCGGGGAAAAAGGAACGGGGCACCCAAGTGGAGGGGGTTGATGAGAGGAGGAGAACGCCGGGTGCCCCGTGGTCATTCAGACGACTCCGCTAGACGAGCGACGTAGCCCAGGAAATCGAGGCGTTGTGACGCACGGACCACGAGTGCGACATCCTGATCCGCGAGATCACCAAGTCCTGTTGGAACGCCGAGACGTAAGGAGCCGCGGGCGGCGACGCCGGCGCGGTATCTGCCTGGATGGTCGCCTCCTCGCTGGCATCCAGCACGGGCGGCAAATCATCGGCCCACACGATGTCGGCCGTGTCGAGCAGCACGTAAGGGACGCTCGTATCGGTGCCGTTGATCGGTACCGTCGTGGAGTCGATGATCGGGAAGCCGAGCAGACGGCCCGCGTCGATTTCATCCTTGAAGGCATAGATTTCGACGGTCGTGCCGCGCAGCAGACGGAGATATTCGACCGTGCGCGGGTTAAAGATCCAGGCCGGCGCGTCCATGTTGACGTTGGCGAGACGTAGTTGGGTGATAATCGCCCGCAGGCAATCGCTCACCTGGTTGACGGTCGCCGCGGCCGGGATATTGCCGGCCGAAAGCTGCGCGTTGTAGTTCAGGATGCCGGCGGGCGCGGCGGACGCGCCGGCAGTGGAAATGAAGGCAGCGTCGATCGTGCGGGCTGTTCCGCGGGTCAGATCGTTGAGGACGAGTTGCTCGAACCCGGGGTCGGACCGGCGCAGCATTTCGTTCGTGTAGGCTGCCAGGACCGCCATCTTGGAAGGCACCATGACGATCTGGTCGAAGGTCAGCCGCTGCGTGATGATCGAATTGCCTTCGCCGATGTAGGCACCCGTCACGCCGCCGATCTGGCGCGGAATGATGAGCTTGCCGGCACCGTTGAAGTTGAGGTTCACCCCACCCGGCAATCTCGGCACAAGTAGCTTTGCGCGCAGCATATCGACGAACTGAGCGCCGAGATGGGTGATGACGATCAGAGACGAGCCGCCGCCCGAGCCGACCGCTTCGCCGGTATTCATCGGCGGCACGGAGGCGCGGGTCATGTAGTCGTATTGCCGGATCAGATCGGCGAAGTCCTGGTTGCCCCACTTCTGGAGCGCGACGTGCTGCGCAAGCTGCATGTCGTGCTTGGCGATCGCCCGAGCGAGGAACATCCGGACGAAGCCGGCGCCGGGATATTCATCGACGACGGGGTTGCCGACCTTGACGATCCTGCCTCGGCGGTCGCGCTCGATGCCCATCGGCTGTGCCGGCACCGTCGCCGGCAAGTTTGTCGAGCGATCGCCCGAGATGACCGGCGCGGCCCGGGTTGCCAGTACGCGCAAATCGCGTTCCAGCGCGTCAAGCTCCGGGTCGATCTGGTCGATCTTCAACCGGCGGACTTCTTGTTCCTTCTTCTCGTCCTCGGTGAGGTCGCGGTCCTCGTCCAGACCCTTCTGGACGACGGCCTCATATGCAGTGACGAGTTCGCTGCGCTGCTTATGCAGCGCGGCAATCTTCTCGCTGAGACGAGCCATCTGTTGCCCTATGTGTTGAAGGGCCGAGCGACCGGCCATAGCGGACCCGCATGAGGTCCAGTTCAGCGCGATAGCGCCGGACCCGTGCCGAGATGCCTGGGACGGCCGGCGCGGATTCGGGGTCGGTGAAGATGGTCCGCAATTCGAGCGGCCCGGCACCGAGCGATCGGGCGAGCTGCACCGCGTCCTGATTTGCGGGCACGCTGACGACCGAAAGCTCGATGAGCTTGTTCTGCGAGTAGGTGAACCCTCCTGTCCATTTTCCGTGGAGCATCCGCTCCTCGTTCTTGCCGGGCGTGAACCCGACAGAGACGGCGCGGATAACCTTGAGCTTGAGGAAGTGAGCGACGAGATCGGCCAGCATGTATTTACCGGGCGGGACCATGCGGGCCCGGGCGAGGCTCATCATCGGCATCTCATTCATCCCCGGCATCTGCAACTGCGGTGCCGGGACGACCCGGAAATCCTCGACCGTGCCGATCGGCGGCAGGCCCGATTGATGCGACCAAAGGAGGACGGGGTTCTTCTGGAAGTCGGCCAGGTCCCAATCCTGCACCACGACATCCTTGAAGCGGTCCACCGATTCCGTCGAGGCGATGAAATCGAAGGTCCGATCATCGGTAATGTCGGACGTGACTTGGCCGCCGGCGTCCTTTTTCAGGTAGTCGGTCAGGCCAGGAAAGAATCCTCCATCCATAGCGCGCTCCCCGCGGGCAAACAAAAACCGCCGGCAGGGAGGCCCCGCCGGCGGCTGTTGCGACAATGCCGCATATTGGGGGCGCAGCTTCTCGGATGTCAATAGGTGGATTGCAACGTGACCATGCGGGCTCCGCGAACTGAGCAATCCCGTCGTGATGCGTCTCGCTTATTTTTTTTCTGACTAGTCCAACCACTCGAAGGAGATAAATCCTATGAAGACGAAGCCACGCAAGGCACCGACCGCCGAGCAGAAGGCTCGCAAGGCGGAGGCCCAGCGGGCGCGCCGCGCCGCCAAGCGGCTCGGCGTCGATCTGCTCGCCGGCGACGACTCCAAGGCGGCCGAGACGAAGGCGCGCCGCGCCGCGAAGAAGGCGGCGGCGACGAAGGCACTCACGAGGGTCGTTGAGGCTCTCGACGGCGCCGCTATCCCGGCGCCCAAGCCAGCGCCGGCCGCGAAGCCGGCCGCGCCGCTCGGCAAGCGGGCCCAGATCGAGGCGGACGCCCAGGCAGGCAAGGTGCCGGCGCCGCCCGACTTCTCGGCGGCGACCCACGCGTCTTACCGCAAGCGGCTTGCGGCCCTGGTCGCGCTGGTCGAGGCCGGCGACCTGAAGGGCCTCAAGGCGCACGAGATGCTGCGACCCTACAACTCCTCGATCGTCGCGCTTCACCGCTATCGCGATCTCGCCATCACCGCGCTCCGCGCGCAGACAAAGTGACCCGGCACATCTTGAGCTTGGCGGCGGTGCTCGGCATCGCCGCCGGGCTCGCCCTCTATCACATCAACTTTCCCCACCTCTGAAAGGAGCACCTTTGACGCTCTTTGCGATCTGGCTCGTAGCCTGCCTGCTTATCGGCATGGTTGCGGCCAGCCGGAATCGCTCGGCCGGCGGCTGGACGATCCTGGCGTTCTTCATCTCCCCGCTTCTTGCCGGGATGATCCTGCTTCTCGTCGGCCGGCGCGAATTGACGGCGGACGAGAAGCACATGGCGGACCCACTCGCCGCCATGACCCGCAAACCCGAGGTCTTCATGGCGTATGGCACCGAGAGCGCCACGCCGATGTCCCGCGGGGGCATGATCATTTTCGCCGCCTTCCTCTTGCTCGTCCTGGCGCTCGTCCTTGGCCTCGGCGCGCTGGCTATCTGGGTCCAACCGGTCGGCGCCGTTCGCGAGCGAACCGACCTGCCGGCCATCACCGCGCGAACGCTCATCGTAGCACCCGAGCCGGACCCGACTGCCTGGGCGACTTTTTGGGAGGACCGCGCGCTCGCCCTCGTCAATCTCACGCCGCTCTGACCGCCTGACGAGCGGAGCTTTCTCGAAGACGAGGAGCGCGGCTGAAAGCTCCTGCGGCGACCCGCCGCAGCGTCCCGATTGAGGCTCGCGACCCCGCGCGGGCGCGCTACCTGCTGCCTTCATGAGCAAGACCCAATCCCGCCGCAAGCCCTGCGCCGCCGAGCTTTACGAGCAACGGCAGATCGCCCGCGCCGCCTATTTCACGGTCTGCGCCTTCCTGGGCGTAGGCACCTACGACACCCGCGAGAGCCCGACCCTCCCCGAGGCCGAGGCTCTGGCGGCTTCGCTCGGCCGCCGCGCCATGATCTATGCGGTAACCCCGGAGGGGTACACCATCCACGTCAAGAACTACGAGCCGCCGCGCTCATGATCTTCCGGCTTTTCATCGGCGCTCTCGCGATCGCCTTCACGGTTTACGTCGGCGTCGCCATCAAGGCGGACATCGAGAGCGTCGGCGTATGGCTCCACCACGAGACGGCGCTCAACCTTCGATAGCCCGGCGGGACTTTCTGTCAAAGCGGATTTTCCCGGCGGGAGAATCCGCTTTCCCGGTTATGGCAGCGCGGCGGCTTCGCCCTCGGCAATCTCCCCGAATTCGACCGGGCCGATGAGCTTGGTGGCGGCGGCCGGGCTGCCTTTGCAGAAGACGAGCACATTCTGATGGGTCTTGCCGAGCTTGCGGCTGCCTTCGAAGGCGGCGGCCACGCGGATCGGCAGCGAGCCGACCGCGGTAACGAGGATGGCCTCGTTGTAAAGCTTGGCGCCGGCCTCCTCGAACGCGGCGATGGTCTGACCGGGAAAGTTCCGATAGAAGCCCTGCTTGTCGCGGAAGTCGCCGACAACGAAGCAGGCGAAGCGGTCTGGCCGCAGCATCTCGACCCCGGCGGCAATGATCGCCCGATAGGCTTCGAGGAAGTCGGCGTGGCTCATGGTCGAAAGGTCGCGCGGGTCATCGGAGTAACGCTCGAGGTCGCCATAGGGCGGGCACGAGAACAGGAAGTCGGCTTCGATGTTACCGACCCACTGCGCCATGTTCCGGCTGTCGCCGACGACCCAGCTAGGCAACTCACCATCGCAGAGCGCCACAGCTTGAGCACGGTTTGCCTCG